GCCACCGCATCAGCGAACGAGCGCGACGGACGCAGCGTGTAATCTACCGTCTGCGTGTCCAGGTCATAGGTGATGGTATGCCGAGTCACCAGTGCGTTGTATTTTCGTTCACGGCTGCCCAGGGCGTTCTCTGTCGCCCTCACCTTTACCCGCACCAGCGTGTCTGTCGGGTGAACGACATTCGTCCGGATGTTGATGCTGTGGATCTCTTCGACCTTCAGCAGTGACGCGTCGCCGGAGTTATCCGTGCGCTGGAAGCTGACAGCGTACTTGCCGAACCCGCCGATCGGAGTGATCTTGTCGGTGCGGTAGAAAACCTCACTGGTCGACTGGTGCGGCGTCGTCTGCCTGTACGTGAAGGTCTGCTGCGTTCCCGGGACCTGGTTGTAGTCGTCGTCGATTTTCCAGATGACAACCTTCCAGTTGGTCTCTTTCTTCCCGCCCAGGCTGGACTGGGTATGCAGCCACAACTGCGTCGACTCGACCGGGGAGAAGAACGGCCCCACAACCAGCGCCTCGTTATCGTTCAGGATGAACTTCGTGGTGTTGATCGTGGCATTCGCCGGGATGTCCTGCGGGCCTTCGAGCTGGTTCATCGTAAACGTATACCAGCGCACCGGGTTAACGACGGCGCCGTCGTTAGTTTCAACTGCGGAGATCAGCGTGCCGGAGAATGTCGCATCGGTAGTAACGTTGCCTGACGCAGTGCTGTATGTCACGTTGATGGTGAAGGTCACCGCATGCGGCAGCACCAGCCCCATAAAGTAATCGAACTCGGCCTGCTTTTTGATTTTCATCGCTATCTGGCCGCCGGAATACGTTCCGCTGACCACATTCGTTGCGGTGGCGCTCTCTACCGGGAAATCGCTGACCTCGTTCTGCCCGGGAACCTCTTGCCCGTCAACGTCATCAAAGCCATATCCCTCGACGATCTGGGGGATGACCACACCAGGCGGATAGAACTGGAATTCTGCACCGGCCAGAGAGCCGAGGCTTGATTCTGAGTAGCGAACAGACTCGTAATCGTATTTGCCGATCCCGATGCACATCCACTCTGTAACGTACTTCAGGCCGCCGTCGGTAGACGTCTGATGAACGTATTCGAATACTGATTCCTGAATCAGATCCGGGAACGAACGAATCTGGCCGTAGATGTCCGGCTTGGCTTTGTAGACGCGCGCGGTGTTTGTCTGACCGGTCAGGCTATTGTTCGGCGAGTCGACAGAATTTCCACCGGTGTTTGCGATGGCTGGTTTCGGTGCCAGGAACGAAAATACCTGACCAACCACTTTAAAAATCGGGCTTAGGATGTCGCCGACAATGCCCTTTGGCTGGTCGAAAATCTGGATGTTGTCCAGTTCGCTCAGTTCAAACGCCAGCTCGTCATCGTCGCCCAGCTTTACGCCGTTGCGGACGATCAGTAGATCTCGGTGAAAGGTAGCGTCATTGGCCGCCAGCCAGTCATAAAAAAGGGTGCCGTTTGGCACCCTGTAGCGTTCTTTTGGCGTTCCCGGGAAACGCTGGAGTTCAATCAACGCCATACGAAAAATACTCCACCTTTGTAAATGCCCGCTGAATGACCAGCAACGAGTCCATGCGTACGCTTCCGTTCTCGCCACGCGAGTGCAGTGCCTGCCTGTTCAGCACCAGACCAACATGTGCCGGTTGCGCGCCGCGATACCCGACGAATATCCCGCCCTCGACCGGCTTATCGACCGGGCGCCAGAAAACAACATCACCCTGATAGCAGGTGAAGAAGTCCTCACCGGCTTCGTAGTCCGGCGTCTGGTGCAGCTCAATTCCGAGAACGTGCCGGTAATACAGCACGCACAAGCCCCAGCAATCCACCTTCTCGAACGAGCAGGCCCGGTTAGCCCACGGCACGCCGATAAACCGCCGGATAAATTCATCTTTAGTCATGCGCGTGCCTTATAGGTACTGGAGTCCAGTGTATTCGCGGGGATCGTATAATTTTCCAATATTATTATTGAGCGGGTTGGTCACAGACAGAGTGACCGATGCGGCGTCGGCGTCGATGTCGACCGTCTTGACGTATAACTGCCAGGACTTAATCGGCACCGAAACGTCGCCGCTGTCGAAGATCTGCCGGGTCGCCGTGATAGCCGTCAGCCTGGCAGCCCCCTTCCACTGTTTCATCAGCGCTTTGATATCCGACGACAGCCGCCCAAGCTTCACCGTCGCGTCGATCACCGGCGTGCCGCTCTGCTGACTCTCTTCGATTTCAAAGCGCGCTGGCGTGTACGTCTGGCCGCCAAGGGTCTTCGGGAAGAACTGCTTATCGACCAGGCGCACATAGCCAAAGGATGGATGGTAGAACGTGATGGTGTCGTACAGACCGCGCGTCGGGCGCTGCTGTTTATACTCCCTGAAGCTCGGCATTACGGCATCCTCGGTAGTGATTCCGGATCGCGCCCATCCGGATAACCAGTGACAACGATATCCAGCCACGAATCCCACGGCGGCGGCAGCTCAACAATGATGTCGTCGAATTCGTCGTCGGCGTTGTAGAGGTGGTTCGCAATAACCGTCCCTGTCCAGGTTACCACCCCGCCGTCGATACTGGTTTGCACCGGCATCTGCGTGAAGTGAAGCTCTTGCAGTTGCAGGCCACTGCCGCCCAGATTCACATTCATCCGGAACCAGTTCAGACCACGGTTGAGATAGTTAGGGCTGCGCAGCCACTGCTGGAATGCGCGCTCCTGCACCAGAGTGAAGATCCATGTCAGTGACCAGGTCACTTTCAGGTCATCAGTAAGGTTCTGGAAGATAGCCGGGCCGACCGCTGGCTGATCGGTCTGGAACCCGGTATCGAGCGTCATGTTTTTGCTGGCTTTCTGCGCCAGTGGCAGCCAGTCGGGATAGTCGATAATTGGCATCAGCCCTGACCCCTTGGCGTGCGTTTGGCAGTAGTATTTCCTGTGATTGCCTGACTCATAATGCCCCCATTGTTCATATCGGCAACGAACGCCTCGACAGTCAGAGTATTTCCAGCTTGCGTGGCTCTGGCGTCATACATATGCTGTCCTGATGACATATCATTGAATATGACGCTAACCTGAATTCCACCGCCTCCGGCAGTCATGTCCTTATTGCTGATCACCTTGCCGTTGTCGCCCGGTATCATGTACTGCTTACCGGTGCTGGCCTGGTAAATCTCCGGCTTCCCTCGCTCACCGACCTGATAAAGACCCCCTGCATTCACCGGGCCGCCATTGTAACGCATGCCAGTGAGAGCTAGTCCAGAAGCAAGACCTACCGTTGAAGTAATCCCTGCAGCAGCAGGCGCAGCATTCCCGCCAAGAGTTGCCAGAGAAGCCATTGCAGCAGCCGGTGCCCATGCCGAAGAGACAAGAGCGGCCTGGGCAATTGAAGCGGCAGATGAAGCTGCGCCAATTGTCTGGCCTATAATCATGTTCTTGAGGGCTTCTACACCCATTTGAACCATGCTGTTAATCACGCTGTTCAAAATGGTATTACCCAGAGACCGAAGAGCATCCTGAGCACTCATTGTCCCGGTGATAAGGCCTGTCAGGGCATTTGACGCGTTGCCAGCAAATGCGTCCACTGCACTCGTCAGCATTTCATAACCAAGACCTTGCTGGCTGAGCAATTGCCACTGAGCGGCTGTCATCTGCTCATTGAACTGGTTTTCCTGCGCAGTCTTTAAGGCAAGGTACTGGGCATCGGTAGCTGCCTTTGCAGCAACGAACTGATCGTAATTTATTTTCCCTTTTTGGTAACTTTGCTGGAGTATCGCCTGTTCCTGCTGCTGATATTGCTGCATCAGGGCTAACTTCTGGTTATTTTCGTTCACCAGTTGCTGTACCGGGTCAACTTCGGCTCGGGCAGAAGCTACCGGATTGACTGTTGCCTGGGCGTTAATCTTGGCGAGGTTATTCTGGTGCTCGAGCGCCATTTTCTCCGTGGCAGCGTTATACTCCTTGAGATCTATTTTCCCAGCGTTCAGTGCGGCCTTCAGATTTTGCATGGATTCGGCGTAGGATTTATTCTCCGCCTGCAAAGGCATTGCCTTAAGTGCTTCTGTTACCCCTTTGGCTGCTGCTGATGCATCCCATGCTTTTGCTGCATATTCACCGGCCTTTTTGATTTGCTCCTGGGTTGCAGAATTACCCAGTGACTGCTGAGCACGTAATATGGCCTGCTCTCTGCTTAGCTCCTCCGTTGAATCAGCTGCCAATTCTGACTGCTGACGCAAATTTTCAAGCTTATTTGCAATTGATTCGGACTGCGCCTCAGTTTTCTTGCCAGTTTTATTGCTTTCCTTTCTCGCCTCGGTTAATCGGTACGTCTCCGCATATTCATCCTGAAGAGTCTTGATGCGTTTCGGATCCGTAACCCCAGCATCGGCAGCATCATACTGAGCCTGAAGTCTTGCTCTTGCCTCTCCTTCCAGTTTGGCTAGAGCGAGCCTGCGCTCAGAGTTTTTTACCAACTTTGATGTTGCGGCATCATCGCCGCTAGTTGGTGTCTTGAATCCTTGGTTGTTCTTGGCATCATTTGCTGCTTTAGCTCTTATATGAGCAATTTCACCTTCGACCTGCTTTAACTGAACGGCGGCCTGCGCACGACGAGTCTGGAATACGGAGTCTGTCTCATACCAGCGCTGACCATCTTTAAGCTCGGAGTTTAATTCTTGCTGTAGCTTGATAAGCTTCGGCATTCTGGAAGCATCACCGACATTTTTATTGTAGTAATTAAGATTATCAGCAACACTTTGCATTAACCCCGCCAGGGTTGAGGTTAAGCCAATCGCCTGATTGATGTCGTTAATGGCGTTTTTAAATGCTACGTCCAGACTATTTTTCGCCCTGTCGATATTGACAGGCATCTTGTCGAACTCTTCGTTAACAGACTGGGATTGTTTTTGAATAGCATTAAGGGCATCTTCAGCAGTTAACTTGCCCTCCAGCATTCTCTTACGGAGATCACCAATCGATATTCCAAGCCCAGACGCAATCTGGCGAGCAAGCTCTGGCATTTGCTCAAGAATGGAGTTGAACTCTTCGGCTCGCACAGTGCCACCAGCGATTGACTGCCCGAACTGGCGAAGTGCGTTAGCCATTTCCTCTGAGGATGAACCACCGATAGTGCCTATCTTTTGAAGCGTCGAAGTAAGCGCAAGGATCTGAGAGTTTGTTGCACCAGCGCTTTTTAATGCTGTGGTCAGTGATTCCCACAAACGCTCTGTTTCAGAAAGGCTGTTACCTGTTTGCGAGGCAATAGCTGAAAGAGCTGACATAGTCTCTTTCGCTGTATCAATACTTGGACTGAGCCTGGTGATCCTGGCCTGCAAGGTGGCCATCTCATCACCAATCGCAATCAGCCTTTTGGCCGTCTCGATGGTGAAAGCTGCTGCAATCGCCACTCCTACTTTATTAAGCGCTCCCTCAAATCGGCTAACCGACCCGGATGCTCGGTCGAAATTGGAGCCCATTTTATCAAGCCGATCGTTTACTTTACGCTGTGCTTCAATAAGCTCTGCTACGTCCATTTGGACTTGATAAACAATATTCCCAACCTGTTCACTGTTGGCCATGATTTTCTCCGGGCATAAAAAAACCCGCCGGAGCGGGTTATTCTCACTGACAGGCCTTTCGGCCTATGTAATCTGCTATTGAGCCTTCTACTATATTCGCCATTCTTGAATCAGATTTTGATGACTTCATTTGCTCAAGAGACTCGCCCTCACCTAAATATTTCACGGTCCATGATGAGCAATCATAAAGGCGCTTTGTAAAAATGGTCCCGGAAGGTCCCACTCTTTTTGTGACTATTGTCGCCATACTTCCATTAATGTCTTTATCGAGGACTGTATAAGTGGCTTTGGTATCGGTTGGAATTCTCATTTCTTCCGCCGCGAAGCACCCAAAAGAAACCACTGCAAGCAATGCCAAGGCTAACCTCTTCATGTCCATATTCCCCATTGGTAAAAGTGGAAACATCCTAACCAGGAATAGCACAGTTGCAACGGAAAAGGTTGATTTATTGACTTCAAAAGCTGGTAGACCGAAGATCGGTTACTTCTGATTCTCCCTTGCCAGCCTGCGCTTACGTCGCGCAAAGTAGTCATCTGCCGCGCTATCGTACTCATCCCGCGTATACCCCTTCTGTTCAGGGTATTTAGCAACCAACATCATCTGGAACTCTGTCATAGTCAACTGCGCGGCCTCTTCTTTACTGATGTTAAAGTGATTTCTCGCAGCAATAATGTAATCCGATGCCCTGAATTCATTGGTAGGCTCGTTCGATTCGTGGCGCTGTAGCTTACGTAAGTTTCCCTTCCCGATAACGCCGTGCATCATCAAGCTTTGAGCGATAATGACCATTTCCTGAGGCGACATAATACCCTTCCGCCACATAAATCCGCGCTTCCGGCTTTTACTTGGCTTCATCCAGCCGATAAGATCCCCTACATCATCCTCACAGCATGCAGACAAAACCGCATGCGCAGCCATGATCGCCTTACGGCTTAGTATGCCGCTCTTGATGTAGTGAATTACATATTCAGGCAGGCTATCATATTCTGAATGAATGTATGATTCGGCAGCCTTATTGATGAGATTAGCGGCCTCATCATTATAAAGATCGTAAAACGTCTGAACGATTTCTACCGGATCGCCGATACTTGATATCGCGAGAAATGACGGGCGGAAAAAGTAGTCCTTATCCCCGACACTAATAAGACATTCTCCAAACTCTTTAACTGGTGTCATCTATCCCCCCATAAGCAAAATCAAGGGCAGCGATCTACCCTTTGTTTTGCTTACACAGTGACAGTTACGGTGTGGGTTGCCGTGAATGCACCATCATCAGTGGTGACAGTAATCACTGCGGTTCCCGCCGTAGCCCCCGATGGGGCAGATACAGTTACGGTACTGCCTGAGAAAGCCACCGTAGCGCGAGCTGGCACGGATGAAGTGACAGTAAATACTTTATTGTCAGCATCTTCTGGGGAAATGTTCACGGTGAATGTTGTACTTGAACCAGCCGCAATAGAACTGCTGGTTGGTGTAACCGTCACGCCTGTTACCGCGATATCGCCATCAGCTTCGGTGATCTGGAAAGTAGAACCATCTGCCAGCTTGAACTCAAAGCTGTAGGTGACAATTTCCTTTACGCCGCCACCATCACTGGCACCAGACGGCACCATGTAGCCGATGTGATAATAATCGCCCCAATGGAAACGCATCCACACGCCAGGCTGACGGCGGGCGCGTACCTCATCAACGATATACTTCACGAACTGCTGAACGCCGAATTCGTCGGTGCGGTCCTTAACACGTACCTCACCTTCAATCGAATAGGTTGGATCGAGGCTGGAGATCAGGTTTGAACTGAATCCGCCATTATCCGCATCAGACGTCAGCGCCTCAGGACTTAAATCCCACGTAGCCGAAGTTGGAAGACCCATTAACTTCCAGTCACCCTCCTCCGGCACCATGTCAGCGCATCCGTACGCCAGTTCCAGCGTCTTCGCGCGACCAATTAGTTGTTCGTTATTGGAGCAGCCTTGCATCGTTGCTTACCTCATTTCTGATAATAAAGAAGGCCGCTCAGAGCGACCTTGTGTGATGTTGATTTTTAGCTATCCGCCGAAGAGACAGGCAAATTGCAGGCGCCACACCATACGCCCTTGGGTAGTCATTACAGGTGATGGTATGCCGCCCATATTTGAGATTTGCCCCAGGCAGCGATTTGTCATCGGATTGGCTTTCACATATTCGATAATGGCTTCAACATCGGCCTCGGCTTTGTCCTTATCGCCCTTAGCCGTTCCTGCAATAACGTCAACCAGAACGTAATAATCAGCTGCCATATCCCGGTCTATCGCCGTGCCGCCATTTGGGCGGAAGACAATGAACCGATCGGTTAGTTTTCCAGAATCTACCCAAGACAAAGACTGGATGATGTAGCCAGTAGTAAGCCCAGCATCAACGAGCACGTTGCGAACACGCTTATACATCGGAGTGGTCAAAGTGATAGTTCCTTCTTAATTACCGCGTCGATTTGCCTGCGGGTATCATCAAACCCTTTGGTTAAAAACTCCTTCCTTGCCGTCGCCCGGCGGAAGTTCTGAGGTACGCTTGGGTCATGGACGTATGCAGCATAGTTAGCCGAATAACCCACCCGGCCCGTCACGCGACTTCCATTTACAGTAATCTCGCGAAACTGGCTATTGATGAGGGTTGATGTATCGATCGGGGTATAGAGCGCCGCCTGAGATCCGCCGATAATCAAAGCTGATTGCATGGCTCTGACGACCTTTCTCCCCTGAATATCACCAACCAGAGCATTAAGGTTTTTCTTCGCCTGGCTAATACCCTCAACTTTGATGCCCATGGCTTTCTCCAGGCAATAAAAAAGGCCGCCTCGGCGACCCTCTTGGTTTGACTATTACCGCCCATGATTCTCATGGTACCCCAAGTCATGCTCGGCTTTTTTCCTGACACTTATCGCCTCTTCAAGGCTATGGAAAGAACCAAGGCATTTGTATTTTCCGGAAACGCCAATTCTCACCCTCCATTTCCTGTCAGCCTTTGACCAGGTAACTCCCATTACACCACTCTTATTTCTGAAGTGGCGCTTTTTGTTTCTGGAGTTTTCTTCGTCACTCACCTGTCGAAGGTTATCGATACGGTTGTCATCTTTTATACCGTTGATGTGGTCAATGGCATTTTCCAGAAGGGCACCGTTATGTAGCATCCAGGCAATTCGGTGAGCTTTGACAGGGCCGCCAAGTATCGTTATTTGCCGATATCCGCTGACAGTAATTGAACCAGCTATTTGCCCTGGGTATTTATTGTTCCAGACCCTATGGTCTCGCAGGGTTTTAAAGTGATGCTCAGGGCGTTCCTTCCATCTAATCTCGCCTGTATCAGCGTTATAGGAGAAGCATTCGCGAAAGAACTCAAGGGACGGCTCTTTATTCAAAGAAATTTTCATTGATAACCTCACAGTAGGTTTCACAGATGAAGGTGCACGGCAACAGAGTCTGTGTTCTCTGCTTTCGACTGGCCGGTCTAGCCGCGCGCCTCGATTATATCAAATGCCGGTGATTAATGCCCAATCATCAACAAGCCTTTCTAGCGTGTCGCCCCACCTTGTAACGGCTCTAATCTCATCAGCTCCAGCGACAATAGGGTCGACCGCAGTGCTTTCTCCGATAAGGATGTAATCACCTTCATTTGCTGAGGCGTACTCAGTGAAAAAGGTATTTTTAACCACAACCTCTTTCCCAAGAGAACCTATTTTCGCGCTTAAACCAGCGATGTAATCGACCATGATGACTACCGGCGCGTCATAGCCGTTTATGGGATCGCCGTATTCGTCATTGCCTTCCAGCTTTCGCCAGATGGTCGCCGTGGCTGTGTATGACCAATTCGCAACGCTAGACATCGCTACCCCCTCAAAGCTCTGGTAGCGGCACCGTCATGCCTGCCATGCTATGCGTACAGTCATTCAGATATTGAATCTGCCCATCTGTCACAAATGAATGGCAGGTAAACGGCTTGTCTTTTGTGGCGTCGTCAAACTGTTCTGGGTCATCGCTGGGCATGAAGCCAGTAACCAAAACGCTTGGAGTCAGCGTCGGCTTATCAACGCTTCCATTCCATCCCCATCGCGGACCATTGCCAATGCCAACCTGCACCACATGGCGACTACCGCACCCGGGGCACATGAACGATAAACGGTTATCGCTCGCCTTCTTCACTCGCTCTGTCATTCTTTCCACCTCAGCACCTTCGCGCCAGTCGCCCGGATGCGCGGGCAGTTGATGAACCACTCGCCATCCGATTTTACGTAGCCGGTAGTTTCCCGCCCGGTGTCGGTTTCAACCCATACGCGGGTGAATGAGCGCGGTAGCCCTTGTTTAACTGATTTGTACGTCATCAGCAGCCACCGACTACCAGGAACAGACCCACGCTATTACCAGCGCTTATCGGCAACTCACCGGTGCAGCCGCTGGTATCGAGATGGGCCAGCGAGTCGCGCAACCATGTGATGCTGTCGTCACCATATTCAAACGAGCGGGACGCACCAGACGGCGCACCCTGCGATTTGATGCGGCGCGCACCGGACGACGTAGCCATAAGCGCGGCGGCATAAATCAGGATCAGCTTCGCGGTGCACTCGTCATAACCTGCGCCATCGAGACACGGGATAATCTTGTTCACCACGCAGAGAATCGGATCCAGCAGCGCGCCCGGGATGGAGTAACCCAATTCACCGAGGAACGCCTGCACGTCTGCCGCTGTGATTGGGTCAGCCATGGTTATTTCGCCTTTTTCGATTTAGCGGAGGTGTCTGCCTGCTCTGCCTGCTCTGCCTGCTCTGCCTGCTCTGCCTGCTCTGCCTGCTCTGCCTGCT